AACGAATACAAGTCAGGGTCTAGTGCAGAATCACAAAATCAAATGTTAGGTTTTAGATTTAGAATGCCTTTTGGAACAGTATGTGATGATGAATATATTGCAGAACAAAAAAAGAAACAGAAACTAAAAACCCAACTTGAATTAGTTAAAGAGTGTAAAAGAGTACCAAGAATTAATCCACCACCTGTAGAGTTTGCTGAATTAATTAATATGTGTATGAAGCTAGGTGTTACATCAACTGTAAGTTTTGAAGATAGACCTGATGCTAGTATTAGTTATTGGTCTGTGTTAAAAGATGATTGGAAAAAAGAAAATCCTAACAGACAAATATTTGAGGGTCAATAATGAAAGTAGGAGAAAACACAAAAGTCAGTACAGACCTTAAAACAATTTTATCTATTGTTGTAGGAGTAGCTGTTGGTGTATGGGCATATTTTGGTATTGAGGAAAGACTTAACAAATTAGAAACAGCAGATACTTTATTTCAAGCAGACTTACTTAAAAAAGCAGAACAAGAACCTAAGAACTTAGAAATGTATATGCTTATAGAACATTTAGCTGGTCAGATAGAATCAATAGAAAAAGAAATAGAAGCAAGTAGATATAACAAAGTCAATATTGACCATTTAAAAGAACAGATTATATCAATACAAAATCATTTAGAAAAATTAAGAAACGGAGATCACTAATGGTAGAAATAGTAATAGCTTTAATAATGCACTTAAACGGAGATATAGTTGAACATACTTATAAAGAAAAGATGTCAGCTTGTCTTAAATCTAAACGTATAGCTGAAAGAGAAGTCAATCCACAATCTGTAAGATTTTCTTGTAATAAAATAAAAGCAGAAACAGAAATATATATGGGTGCTAAGAAGATTGTAAAAATCATATCTTTGAGTAAATAGCTATGAAGTTTATGTTAGTCTTACAAATCTGCTCATCTATTTATCAACAATGTTCTGAACCAATGCCTAATAATATACCATATGATAGTTATTACGATTGCTCTACCGCTGGATATTTAAATGCACTTACGATAAACCAATCACTAGGAATAGCCGAAGTGAATAAAGGCAAAATTATGGTCAATTTTAGATGTGAGGAATTAACAACCAGCTAATATGAAAATTAAACTAACTAAGCCACAATACGAAGTTAGTTCGTCAAAGAAAAGATTTAGAGTATTAATATCAGGTAGAAGATTCGGTAAGACTTATTTATGTATTACTGAGATGATGAAATACGCATCTCAACCCAATCAGCAGATATGGTATGTAGCACCAACTTTAAAAATGGCTAAAGATATTTGTTGGTCTAATTTAAAAGAAGTTCTTAATCAATTTAATTGGATAGAAGATATAAACGAAACAACACTTACAATAACTATAAGAAAAACAAATAGTACAATATCCTTAAAGTCTGCTGATATGCCTGACTCACTTAGAGGTACAGGATTAAACTTTTTAATATTAGATGAGTTTGCAGATATAGATAAAAGAACTTGGTTTGAAGTATTACGAGCATCAGTATCAGATACTTTAGGAAATGTATTAATGTGTGGAACACCTAAAGGTTATGGTAATTGGGCTTATGAAATGTATCTTAAAGGTAAGCAAGATAATCAATGGTCTAGCTTTCAATATACTACTGTTGAGGGTGGTATGGTTTCTAAAGAAGAATTAGAACAAGCTAAACAAGACGTAGATATTAGAACTTATAGACAAGAGTTTGAGGGTGCATTTGAAAATTATGCTGGTGCTGTTTATTATAACTTTCACCCTGTTGATTCTGTTATAGATAAAAAGATAGATTGGTCTAAACCTTTTCATTTAGGTATGGACTTTAACGTAGACCCAATGTCAGCTTGTGTAGCACAAATAGAAAAAGATAAAGTTTATGTAGTAGATGAGATAGTTATTTATTCAAGTAATACTGATGAAATGTGCCAAGAGATAAGAGATAGGTATGGTGCAAAAGCACAAGTATTCATTTATCCTGACCCAGCTTCAAGACAACGTAAAACTTCTGCTGGTGGTAAAACTGATTTATCTATATTGCAGAATGCTGGTTTCAAAGTAAAAGCAAAACATAAACACCCATCAATTAGAGATAGAGTCAATGCAGTAAATAGTAAGCTAAAAGATTCTAAGGGTAAGAGATATATTTATGTTTCAAAATCTTGCAAAACAATGATAAAAGGATTACAAAGACAGATATACAAGGAAAACACAAATATTCCTGATAAGGAACAAGGTTTTGACCATATGAATGATGCTTTAGGTTATTTAATTGATTACATTAAACCACTCACAAGTAATATTCCATATTCACAACCGACAAGATGGGCAATTAAGTAATGGCATATTCAAGAGATACTGCAATAGACGTACATAAAGATTATAAAGAAAATGTTTCTAATTGGGAATATTATATACGATCTTATAATGGGGGATATGATTATACTCTTGGTCAATACTTAAACAGATACAATCTTGAATTAGATAACGAGTTTAATCAAAGACTTGCTAACACACCTTGTGATAATCATTGTAGAAACGTAATACAAATCTATTCATCTTTTTTATTTAGAGTTAAACCATCAAGAGACTTTGGTTCAATGTCTGAAGAACAAAGTTTAGACACATTTCTACGAGACGCAGATTTAGATGGTAATAATTTTAACAATGTAATCAAACAAGCACAAAACTATTCTTCTATTTATGGTCATTGTTTTATGATTTTAGATAAACCAAATCTAACATTAGGAACAAGAGCAGAAGAATTACAACAAGACGTAAGACCTTATGTATCAATCGTAACACCTGAGAATGTTTTAGATTGGAATTTTAAAAGAGAACCAAATGGTAAATATGTTTTAGACTATCTTAAAATTAGAGAAGAAATAGATAAAGATGGTGGAACATATATGAGGGTTTGGTATCCTGATCGTATAGATACTATCTATATGGCAGATAGAGAAGAACCCACAGTAATAGATACTGCCGATAATCTGATTGGCAAAATACCAGCAGTTATTTTATACAATTCCAAATCTCACAAAAAAGGGATTGGTCAATCAGACCTAACAGATATAGCAGATTTACAAAAAGCTATTTACAATGAGTATTCAGAAATAGAACAATTAATTAGATTATCAAATCACCCATCATTAGTTAAGACTCCAAGTGTTAATGCTAGTGCTGGTGCTGGTGCAATAATAGAAATGCCTGAAGAAATAGAACCAAACTTAAAACCATATTTACTTCAACCTAATGGTTCTAACTTAAATTCTATTATGACATCAATAGATAATAAAGTTAATTCAATAAATAGAATAGCCCATATTGGTGCAGTAAGAACTACAAAGACACAAGTAAGTTCAGGAATAGCTTTACAAACAGAATTTGAATTACTTAATGCTAGACTATCAGAAAAAGCAGATAACTTAGAATTAGCAGAAGAACAAATATTTAGATTATATGCACAATTCCAAAATGTTAATTTTGATGGAGAGATTAATTATCCTGACTCATTTAACATTAGAGATTATGCTAGTGATCTTATGTTCTTCCAACAAGCTAAATCATCAGGAGTTGAGTCAGCTACATTAACTAAAGAGATTGATAAAGAGATAGCAAGAGCAGTAGTTGATGACGATGAGAAGCTAAACGAAATCTTTGAAGAAATAGATACTAAACCTGAGGTGGGTTCTTTTACACAAGATGAACCCACGCAACAGGACGAGGAAGTAGAAGAAGAAGAAATCTAATCTAATCCCCTTTGACCAGCTTTATTAAAGCCACCCTCTTTCGGTGTATAATCAACATCTCTATGTTGCCAACCAAATTTAAAAGAAGTTCCAAGTGGCAAACAAAACAAATGATATTGATTGACAGTATCGTGAAGTCTTGACTCTCTCGGATATATTTCAATAGCTTCAACTTCAGTTCCAACAAGTTCGTTTTTAATTCGTTGAAAATGTCGCCAATCGTGTATTGCTTTTTTGTCTCTCCTTTTAATAGAGATATAAGTACATTTACCTTTATACATTGGATTATGAACTAAAGAGTCTGCATTCTTTTTTCTATAAACCCAAACTTCATAAATGTCATTAACCCAACATTCAATATCAATACCGAACTGTTTATGTATTTGTTCGATAGTTTTATTTAATGCTCTATTAAATTTATTCATTTTCCCCCCTTTCAGTTTTAGTTAATGAAAAATATATTAACACCCATCTTCCATTTTCTTTTTGTACCCATTTATGAGTCCTGTAAAACTTTACCAGTTCTCTATAAATGTTTTTTTCTTCGTTTGTCATTTTCTCCCCTTGTTTTTATTTATTCACTATTATACCATACGCACTTTTTACAAATGCTCTACAAGTAAGCAAAGTGAATTAAGGCAAAAAATAAGTATTGTAGCAGTAGGCAAAAAAAAATGAAGAAAAAGCTTTTTTGAGTTTTTAACTTTTTTATGATAGACAGAAAAAATGGCAGATATAGTTCAAAAAAGTACAGAATATCGAATCAAACAAATCGAACTTGCAGAAGCTAAATACTACAAAACTTTGACTTCAACATTAGATAGGATTGAAAGAGAAGTAGTATCATTAGCCAATAGAGATTTACCTACATCAAATGGTAAGCTTATAGAACTACAATCAGCTATTGCGATAAGACCCAAAATAAAACAAATTATAGATGCTGAATATTTACCTTTTGCAGATCAGGTTGTTAGAGAGGGTTTTAATAAACAAGCTAAGAGAATAGAAAAAGCTTTTAAGAGAGTTGGTAATATACCTGTTGAGTTTCAAGAATTAACTAAAGG